TACCGGGCGGCGAGACTATGAAGCGCATCTGGCACCCTGTTCACTTCACGATGACATAAAAGAGAGCAAGAAGTGAAAGAGTACAAGATGGACAAGCTTCTGATTCGGTTGTTGTCATCCGCTAAAGTCAGAGTGGAACCTGACGAAACTCGACGAAGGGCAGACCGAACCTACAAGACGATATTTGCAGAGGAGTACATAGGGGAATTAGAAGATATCCGTCTAGCTTGTATAAATCAAGACAGGAGAGGCGGAACGACTATCCGAAGGGCAGATAAGGGCTAGAGCTGAGATTGAAACAAGAGAACGCATGCACCGACTTAGGAGGATTCATGGCCACCGATGAGAAGAAAGACAAGTGTACGTGCGACATAACCGTTGCTGTTGATGGGACTATCTACCACAACGGGATTATGTACTACCCGGTACGTTCCAAACCCTGTCCCCACTGCCAGCCGAGGTGTCCGTGCTGCGGCAGGCCGTATAACTACGCCTGGGATAATACATCTTATTGGAGCACGACACCGTCAGTTACATACACCTTTATCAGCCCTGCCACTTATGCGCAGCCGCCTCCATCAGGCTACACCACAAGCACATGCGGATAAAAGAGAACGATAGAGTCGAGGTGAAGTAGTGGGCATTTATCATTATCCTTTAATGATTCCGCACGCCGCTTATAGCGTGCCGGAGGGAAGTGATCTCTTGGATTTGTCGCCTCCCTACAGCATCACAGTTAAAATTGAGGCGGACCACAAGGGGTACGCCGACCACATATTCAATAACATTGAAGACGCCATTAGAGATCAAGTAGTGGGAAAGAGACCGGAGGGGGTGAAGTGACGAAATACGGCAGTATGGCGACAATCACGGAGTCTGCATGGAACCCTCAGAATCGGTCCAGGGCGGAAGAGATGATTGAATACCAGTTGAGACGACAAGGAGTAACTGATATTCACTTCGAGGAACCTGAGTACAACGAAGTCCTTTTAGACGAGGACTATAACGTAATTTACGACAAGCCCACTTACACCCTATTAGGTACAGGAGAGTCTATTCCCTGACCATAGCAACCGCTGATCTAGTAATTGATTCCGACCTCAAACGAGAGGCAGGTCAGGCCGCCGAGTGGGAGCTGTCACGGCGGTCCTTTGAGTATTTCCTGGACTACGTGTACGTCCTGGAACCGCCTCCCGGACGAGGTAAGATACGCTTCGAGAAGTGGCCCCACATCATGGAGATGGTACAGGCCATCATTGATAGGCGTCTCATTGTCATACTGAAGGCGCGGCAGTTGGGTTTCTCGTGGCTGGTGGCGGCCTATGCGGTATGGCTGCTGCTGTTCCACGATGGCGCGGTGGTGCTGATGCTGTCGAAGGGGCAGGTAGAGGCCAAGACGCTACTGAAGAAGGCCCGATTTGTCTATCGCGCCCTACCGGATAGCTGGCAACTACCGCTGGAGACCGACTCTACCACCGAACTATCCCTGGTCGGTATGGCGTCTAAGATACTCGCGCTACCCTCCACCGAGGAGGCCGGTAGGGGTGAGACCTCGACCGTTGTGATACAGGATGAGGCCGAGTCCCACGAGTACCTTGAAGCTAACTTCACCGCTGTCAAGCCCACCATAGACGGCGGTGGTCAGATGATTATAGGTTCTACAGCAAAAAAGAAACGGTTGATATCGCTATTCAAGGAGCTGTGGCGCGGGTCGCCGGATAACGGCTGGCACTCCATCTTCATGCCGTGGCACGCCCGTCCGGGGCGGGACCAGAAGTGGTACGAGGAGACCCGCAGGAATATACCCGATATACCGGAGGCGATGGAACTCACTCCCGACCTCTATATGGAGCAGGAGTACCCCAACACCGCCGAGGAAGCCCTGGCCCCAGCCCGGTCCATAGCCGCCTTCAATCACGACAGGCTGAAGGCCATGGAGGAAGACGTTCGCAAGCCCATCAGGGTGATAGATGGAGTCGGCAATATCTACCAGGACTGGCGTGTGGGTAACCGCTACATGGCTGGTTCAGATACCTCACACGGCGTCGGCGGCGACTTCTCGTGCACAGCGATAATCGACTCGCAGACCGGCTATGTGGTGGCCGATATACTTGACAATAAACTCGGTCCGGAGGAGTTCGCCTGGCACAGCATGAAGTTGCTGGAGGTGTACAAGAATCCCATCTGGGCAATCGAGGATAACGATTGGGGTATCACGTCCATCAAAGCCGCCGAACGAGAGCGGTATCCGAGATTGTACAAGCGGAAGACGGGACGGCACAATACCAAGGTGGGCTGGCACACCGATAACCGTAGTCGTTGGGTGATGTGGGGCGATTTGATAGAGGCAGTGGAATCCAGTCTAATAGTTGTGGCGAGCAGGGTTGGACTGAACCAGTTTTACACCGTCTACAAAGACCCCCAAAACGAGGGTCGCATAGAAGCGCAGATGGGCGCTCATGACGACTATCCGACTGCCGTTGCGATAGCGTGGCAGATGCGAAAGCACGCCTACGGCAGCGCGGGCAAGATAATACAGATGCCGAAGTTGTGGTAAGGTGAAGCATTATGCCTGAAGAACAGCGACCGAACGCGGGTTACATCGAGGACTACGCCACTCACTACGGCAGGGTGTGGTCGAATACGCATCTTGCGTGGAAGGCGGTGGATGCGTTATATCACCGCACCTATGCGATATGGGAACCTGGACTGGACCGCTCGGAATATCGTCCTTCGACACCTACCAATGTTATCGACCACGCCGCCGACACGCAACTGGCCTTTGAGCCACGCTTCCACCGTCAACCCGTTGGCATGGGGGATGCCAACAAAGAGGCTGCCGATAGAGTGGAAAAGGCTCTCGGGGCCGTTTTCGCTGACAGCGCTCTGAAAGAGACAGTGCTACCGTGGAAGCAGTTGGGTAGACACCTACTCCACTACGGGTATGGTGTTGTTGAAGGCCCGATGCTGGACTATACCGCTCGACCAGTAGTACCTAAAAAACTCAAGAGCATGGAAGAGGACGAGTTCAAGTCTCTTCAGACACTCTACAAGTCGCAGCAACATAATTGGAATCCCATCCGCTATCGGGCTATTAACCCCGGCAGAGTGTTACTCGACCCCTACGAGAAAGAGCCATCCTTCGCTATAAAGCGCAGCAAAGAGACCATCAAACACCTAAAGGAGTTGTCTTGGGCGAAGAAGGAAGCAACCAAGTCCAAGACTGCCAGGGACTACAGGCCAGTAGTCAATCTGTTTGAGAATCCGAAGCAAAAGAAGGACTTCGAGACCGAGGAGTTGCTGGACTACTGGACGGCAAAATGGCACACCGTCAAGATACGGGGCCTGACCGATATACTCTGGACGGAACGGAACATCTGGGGATTTGTTCCCTACGGACAAGCCTTCGCCGGTTTCGGTATGGAGCCCGTCAGCCTCGATGATATGGACCCGCAATACCTGGCGACTGGTTTGCTGACCCCCATTGTCGACTCCATAGTCGCGCAGGCCCAGCGCATGTCGGCTGACCACCAATTGTTGATACGCACGGCCTATGCCCAACTGATTACCGAGGGAGAACCTTCGGAGTTGGCGTTGCAAATGGCCCGCGAAGGCATCATCCAAGGCGATAAAGAGGGTTACGGTATACTGCCGACCCCTGCTGTCCAGGGTTGGATGCTGGAGGTCGGGAAGGGTGTGGATGCCGATATCGAACGCGGCTCCTACACCCAGGCACTTTCCGGTATGAGGCAGGAGGGCGTCACCACCGTAGGGCAGGAAGCGATACTTTCAACAGCTGCCCGCAAGAAGTTCGCAGCCCCGGCGATACAGTTGCAGAATCTCGCTACTCTCACGGCGTCGCGGGTACTGCGGCTCGTCGATGTGATGGACGATACCATAAAAGACTTCGAGGGTATCGGCGCTGACGGCCTGGTACTGAAGCCAGGAGATATCAGGCATGACTACAACGTAAAGGCCACCTTCGAGGTACTGGACCCGGTGCTGGAGATGCAACGGCGGCAGCTCGGTATGCAGGAAGTGGCAGCGGGTTTGAAGTCCTGGGAGACCTATCAGGAAGAGGACGCTCGACGCGCCAACATCACGCAGGAACGAAATCGAATACTGGAAGACGCAGTAAGACGCAGTCCTGGAGTAATTGACAGGATGGCCACTGAAGTTGCAAAGATGATGGATATGGAGAAGGAGTTTACTGGTGGCGCACAGGAAATAGAGCCTGGTGCTGAGGGTGGTGTAGATAGCCGCCAGCAACCCGTAACGCCTACGCAGCAGGGCGAGCAGGTGGTGGAAGACAGGATGCGGAAGATGCTGACACCGGAAGTGGGGAATCAGCCCAGAGTACCGCAGGGGGTGATGTAGATATGCCCATGTCAGATAGCACCAGAGTCAGATTGGGTCTGCTTGAAGAGTATCGTGGGTTGCTCAAACTAAGTCTGAAAAAGCAACCGATACCGCCGATGGCGAATGTGCCGAAGCGGGAGCAACCGAGGAACCTCGTGCGGGAAAAAATGAAAGAATTGGGAATCATGGTTAGTTTGGGTAGGTAATATGGGAAATCCTGTACCTGGATCACCAGAATGGTTGCAGCAAGAGTACCAGCGCATTGCCGATACCCTAAACCGCTTGCAGGGTGAGAATAGACCACAGAAGGTTGTTATTACTCCTGAGTTGGCGGCTGACTACCTGTATGACGCTACCGCTCCTGGCAGTAGCCCAGCGAGTGTTGCTGCGGAATCGGGACTGGACTTCGATATTCTGAAGTCATATACGGACAAACTCGGCGCGGTTGATGCCTCGGCCAACCCAGCAGCATACAACGACCTTTACGAAACTCTATCTGGCCAGATGGCGATGGATGCTGACTTACAATTGCCGGTTGGTAAGTATGCCAATATCCATAAGTATACGCCCGAAGAGGTCTCGACTGTAATCAGCGAAGCAACCCAGGAGTCAATGAAATATCTGCGCTTCCAGGGTTTCACGGGGGACTACGGTCCCGAACTTCGGGTGATGCTGGCGGGCAACCTACTTATGCAGGACGCCAGATGGCAAGACCCCTCCTTCTTCGATGAGGAATGGCAACGCACCGCTATGACCTATATTGG